CTGATCAACCAGCATACGCCATGAACGCAGGTGCAGGTAACAATGATTCACATCCATTTGTTGCAATGACAGGAAGAACTCCAGTTAGAGTAACAGGTGAAGTAACTAAAGGTCAAAGACTAGTTAGTTCAACAGTGAAAGGTTGTGCGAGAGCGGCGGCGACGGGTGAGTCAATTTCACCTTTCAACGTTATTGGTAGAGCATTAGAGAGTTCAACAGACGCAGGTATCAAATTGGTAAATTGTGCAGTACGGACTAACAACTAATAAATATTAATACTTTTTAGTAGAATTAAAAGGCCTTGTAGAAATACTGGGCCTTTTTTTTTTAATAAATACAAACATAATGAAACACTTTTACATATTATTATTTTTCTTATTCAGTTCTTATACGTATGCAGGACACTCTACAGGAAATGGCTCATGCATTGATGATCTAGTGCATTATCAAAACATGGAAAACAAGCGTACAGATGCACCTTTGTTTGCAGAAAGTCAAAAATGGCGTGATAAAGCAGTAGAAATGAATGTTACACGTGACGTTGAAAAATGCGAAGAATACATGAAAGAGGCACTAAGAATGATTAAGAAAACTAAAGGTGAATACCCTACAGAATAGTTAGGTAATAAGATCTAAAATAGTTTGCAATTTACCTTTTATAGCTTTGTTGTTCAAAGTATTCTTCAAACCCATGTGTAAATTTTTAGGCCAGCATTCAAACGCAGTCCAGCAGTAACCAGAATGTTCGTTGTTCAACTTTGGTAAAAATTCATTTTCGATTGCAATAAGATAAGTGTGAAAGAAAAATTTCTCATCATTTGATGTAAACATTTCTAAAGGAATCACTTTTTTAAATTTAGGAATTGCCCCTACTTCTTCTTTTATTTCTCTTTTCAGTCCATCAAATGCTGATTCTGTATACTTTGTTCTGCCCCCGACTAATCCCCACAGTCCTCTTGTTTTATCTGCAGTCCTCTGTAAAAAAAGAAATCGTTTAGTAGTTGTGCTGTAAAATAATGCACCAGAGCATATTATATTATCTTCCATGCTATATTATAACAGATAGATTTTAATTTATCAAGGGGTAGTTGCATCAAGTTTTGGATCGTATCCAGTGTTACCACCACCGTCTATTACAATACTCCAATTACCTTGTGTGTAAACACCCTCGTAGGACTTGACCCATTCGGTGCCATTGAATCTATATTGTATTCCTGTATTTTGATTTGTAACATAATGCTGTGTTGAGTCTGGATCAGAGGCATCAAAAACCTTTAAAAACTTACTTTGTGAGCTATTATATTCAATAATATCACCAACACTTGCAATTAAAGTTCCCCATGTGCTACTTTGGACGGTAGCTGTTGAATCACCAATTTGATCAATGATAAGATATCTATCTCCGTCTTGTGGATTGCTTGGTGCGAATGTTAAAGGATTGATAATTTTTTTAACTGCTGTCAAAGTATTTGCTGGAATTGTGTCTTGATCAATGTCGTATAACAATATTGTGTCATCAAGAGTTGTTGTGGCAATAGTTCCTATGATTTCACTGCCGTTTGGTTGAGTGAGTCTGATCTGTGACGTTCCATTTGTGACAACGCCGTACTGTTCTAATAAAACTTTCCAATTTACCGCAGGACCAAATGTTTCAAAAGGGTCGGCCAAGCCTGGATCTTTAGCTCCTGTATAAAAACCAGCCCCACCTGATTTAACATTTACACCAGTTGTACCTAAAAGTCTTAATTGGTTTCCAGATACTAATAATCCAAAGTTGTTTGGTGTAATGTAGCTTCTTGATATCAAAGATCCGTCTATTAAACCTTTTGCAAGTCCACCATCGTCGTCATACACACTCATGATAATCTTCTGTACAACACCTAATTTTTTAACTTTTACTGGTGGTGACAGCCATATTGGCATAGAAAAAGTTAAAGAAGCAACGTCAATTTCCGAATCAGCACCAACTGGAATTGTTCTTGAACTGAAAGTTACTCCTGTCAATTCAACGTAGCTCAAACTTGTCCAATCGATGTAGTTGTCAGACTTTTGTATCTCGAAATCTGGGTTAAAAAGATATAATATTTGTTCTAAAATTTGTAATTTTTGATCTGTGTTTGAACTCCAAATATCTGCTGTCACTTCTAATCTGAAAGGCGAGGGCATAACTTTTTCAATGGTGTATCCTGCACCCAACTGATTTGTGTAGTTTCCATCACTGTCTACAGCTCGTTCTTTTAGATGCTGTTTCTCAATATGATATGGATTTTGCATCCTTTCTCTATCGTAATTAAGCTCTCTGACATAGGCCGCTATTCTTGGAGCATACTGTAATGCATTCTCAGAATTATTTCTAATTATATTTGAAACTTGTCTTGTTGGGTCTCCGTACACAACAGGAACAGCTCGTAGTGTGACTTCATCATCCTTTCCTTTTCCTGTTTCGACAGAAAAATTACTCAATACTCTTATGAATTGAGTCAAAAATTTTCTGATTTGGCCTTCGTAAAAATGTAGCATTATTAATTGTCAGCCTTTGGTTTCAACGCATCTGATAATGATTGTCTTTGTGTCACAGTCAATCCATTTATAGTATCAGAGGTTGTGTTGTTGACAAATCCAGTTTTGTAATTTGCTTTTGTATCGTTATTGGTCATGTTGATTCTTACCGAATCTTCTATCTTAACCCACCTAGTGCCGTCAAAACGAAACAACCTGTTAGGTAGGAAATCTGTTCTCAAGAAATAATCTCCTTTGTCTACATTGGCATTTGGAAAGCTGATTCCAAATCCTGCAGGATGACCGTTCGGCGCAACTCCATCACCATCAAGGTAAAAGCCATAATGCGAACTTGCTGGTGAATCTATCACTGCATTTACTGTTTTATCTGTGCTTACCCTTTGGTCCGCAGTGTTGACATTGTCTGTTCTTATGTTGCCTCTCTCATCTATAGGTGCAACATAGTATTGCTTATAATTAAATCCTGCCTTAGGTGAATCTGATTCTGCCTGTGCGACAACTTGATCGTTAATTGTTTTTTCTCTGTTGAAAGTTGACATATAACTTGCCAAAGAACCTTCTGTTGCGGCATCGCCCAATATATCTCTGTACTCTTGCGAATCAACAAGTGATTTCATTTTCAGTCTAAGTAGATGTGGCCACCAGGTCTGTGAAAATCCTTCTGCGGCTCTGTTGACATCTTCAACAACGTAATACCTTTTCAATGCAATTGGTATACTTTCATCTAAAGAATAATCTTCTTTCATGTGTGGTAGCTCTATTACATCACCTGACATTGGCTTCCTGCCTATTCTTTCAACAATGTCATTCAGATGTACAGTTAAAAATAGTGTGTCGTTCTGCAAAAACATACCAAACTGTGATAGATTGAAATCTGTATCTTGTACATTGTATATTCCTCTTATGACATAAATGTCATCCGCATATTTTCTGTCTCTATTTTCTAAAAACAGTAAATCCTGTATAGTTCTTTCATTAAGGCTATCACCTGAATACTGTGGTTGTGTTGGTGAGGCATCTCCGTCTTTCTGGGAACTGCCTTGATCATATGGCCCTAGGTATTTGTGGAAATGAAGATCAGTTCCTCCCACTGTAAACATCTCTTTAATGTTACGATCGAAGAACTTATAGTCGTTGCCTTTTTCAGGCTTGAAAATGGATAATCTTGGCATATCATACATATTTATTGCACAGGCAAAGGCTATAAATATGAGTATGTCAGAACTACAAACAGGTCAACAAGAAATATTCGATTATGTGAAAAATAACCTCGGTGAGGGCATGATTGATGTTGAATTAGACCCTAAACACTATCAAACGGCATTAGAACGAGCAGTCAACAAGTTTAGACAGAGATCATCAAATGCTGTGGAAGAATCATATGCTTTTCTTGAATTAAAAGAAAATCAAAACACATATATCTTACCAGACGAAGTAATTAATGTTAGAAACTTAAACAGAAGAACAGTTGGGTCACGAACATCTGGTGGAGAAGGTGGAACATTATTTGAACCGTTCAATCTAGCATACACTAATACATACCTGTTGAGAGCAGGTGCAACAGGTGGTCTGGCAACTTACTATGCTTTTGCAAGTTATCAAGAACTAGTAGGAAAAATGTTTGGAAGTTTTATTCAATTCCATTTTGATGTGGCTACAAAAAAATTAACTATCACACAAAGACCAAGATCTGATAACGAAACAGTTCTTATGCACACAGACAATTTCAGACCAGACATAACACTTTTTAAAGATATATATTCTAAACCATGGATTAGAGACTACACACTTGCAGTTTCAAAAGTAATGATTGGAGAAGCTAGAGGCAAGTTTAACACCATTGCAGGACCACAAGGTGGCACTACACTTAATGGTGATGCCCTTAAAAGTGAAGGACAGGCAGAAATGGAAAAACTTGAATTAGAAATTGGCAACTTCCAAGAGGGCGGCACACCACACAGTTTTGTAATTGGTTAATAAACTTTATCAATGTATAGATTACATAAAAAGTATGACATTGAAAAGATTAAAGCAGAATACCAAAAAGTAGTAGATACTATCGGATGGGATAACACAAAGCCAGCTCATTTCAACAGCATATCATTACAAGCAGAACATCCAAACACTTATCATAGACCAATAGATGATGATAAATTTTATGTCAAATACTTCAAGGAAGAAGATAAAGAAACATTTAGTAGGGACAATGGACTTTACACTCATTTACTAATTCCAAAAGAATGGGAGATGGCTAAATTTATTATTGAAAATAAACTAACACGGTCTAGACTACTTCGCATATCACCACAGTTTTGTTATGATACACATAAAGACTGGACTGACCGATGTCAACTAGGCATAGTCACAAATGAAAATTGTTATTACATTGAGGATGGAGTTTCGTATAATATACCGGATGACGGTTATGGTTATGTAACTCAAACTACCAATTGGCACCGTGCAATGAATAAAAGTCTTGTAGACAGAGTAAATTTAGTAGGCTGTATAGACTGGGCAAAACCACAAGGTTAACTATTAGTACAACACTTTTAAATACACTGTCATGATGAACGATACTCGATACAAAAGACTTACAAATTGCACACTAGACGAATTAACCGACATGGTTGACGACCTGGAAAATCTGGCCATACATGCTCTTAAACAGAAGAAAATTGGAGTACGTAAATTGGTATTAACACAGGTACACAGTGTAAAAAAAGAGATTGCAAAACGCCTTAAAAAAATAGTATAATAAACCTATGTTAGTAGGTGTAGTAGGATTAATAGGTTCTGGTAAAGACACTGTCTCAGAGAGACTTGCACAAAAATATAATTTTAAAAAAGATTCGTTTGCAAAAAGTTTAAAAGATGCAGTAAGTTCTATGTTCAATTGGGACAGAGAAATGCTAGAAGGTAAAACTGATGAGAGCAGAGCATGGAGAGAAAAGCCAGATGCTTTCTGGAGCAAACGTTTTGGCAAAGATGTCACCCCTCGCTGGGTACTGCAATATTTTGGTACAGAAGTGATGAGACAAGGTATGCACGATGCAATATGGATAGACAGCTGTCTAGCTAGATACAAAGGCCACCCCACTGTAATATCAGATACTAGATTTGAAAATGAGATCAAGACAATCAGAGAAGCCGGGGGCAAAATTATACTGGTCAAAAGAGGCCAAGATCCAGATTGGTTCACTAGTTATGTTGAAGGCAATATAATTCCCACAGGAATACATTCATCAGAATATGCTTGGGCAAAATCCGATTTTGATTATATGATAAAGAATGATGGTACTTTAGAAGATCTTTACAAACAAGTTGATAGTTTAATCGTCAGCAACAAGATCGCCAATACGCCATCCAAGTTTACGAATACCGGCCAATCTTTGGCAATTGGCGCAAACAGTTTTTAAATTAGTAACAGCAATATTCCTCAAATTTCCGTCCACAAAAAACACATCTAATTGCTGTTGATTCTGTGCTTTAAATCCACATAGCTCGCACTTACGTTTCTTTTTGTATCCTGATCTTTGCAGAGCTGTGATCCCTCCCACTTTCTTTCCGGCTTTCTTTCTATTGCAAGTATCACACAGACTACGCCAATATATTACATCGCCTTTGCGATAAGCATATGCTCTTGGCTTTGCCTTGCATTCTTTACACATAGGTCTGTTTCTATACTGCATACACTTATTTACGTTGCCTATATAGGTACCACAGAAATGCAGGAATTTTACCACCAAAACGGCAGTATACACTAAATACATCTGTATACGTTAAACTTGCAAGGAGAAAACGAAAAATGGCATTAACATCACCAGGAGTAGAGGTTTCAGTAATAAACGAAAGTTTTTATGTACCATCAGAT